TGATTCATTTATGATTTACAAAGAGGATTCTATATACTCCATGACGTATGTTGGAACTCCTTTTATCTTTGCCTTTAGACAATTATCCCCTTCTGTTGGTGCATTAACAAAGAACTGTATCGCAGAGTTTGATGGTGGTCACTTCTTCTTTGGTAACGGAGACATCTATATTAATAATGGTGAGAAGGTAACCTCTATTCTTCCTCACAAGATTAGAGATTACGTGTTTAACTTTATTGATGGCGCACAGTATAAGAAGTCTTTTGTTGTTGCAGACTATGGAAACACAGAGATGTGGGCTTGCTTTCCCACGGCTGAGAATACCTCTAACCAATGTAATAAGGCTGTGGTCTGGAACTGGACTAATCAAGCCTTTACTTTAAGAGATATTCCCGATCTGTCACATATTGGTTATGGTTCTATTGCTGATCCAAACGCCTTTACTACATGGGCAGCAGCCATTCCTACATGGAGTGCAGCGCTAGGATCATGGTCACAAACATGGAGTACAGAGGAGAACGTGCTTGTCATGGCATCTCTGACGGATACAAAACTGTACCGTAATGCTTCTGGAAATAAAGAAGATACCGCTTTAATGAATTCATATATTCAGCGTACAGGAATGTCTACGACAGCCCAAGGTCAACCTGATCAAACTACGGTTAAGAGAATTAAGGCAATATATCCAAAGATGGAAGTAACTGGGTCTGCTAATACAGTTAATGTTTATGTAGGAACCCAGATGTCTACAGAAGAGGCTGTCTCATGGACTTCCGCTTATACCTTTAATCCTGACACCCAATCTAAGATTTCAGTCAGAGCGGCGGGAAAACTCTATGGAGTTAAGTTTGAATCCACCGGAGACTTTGACTGGAGGCTAGACGGATATTCAATAGAACTAGATGATGCGGGGCGCAGAGGCTCACAGAGTTACTAATGGCTACATACAAAGACAGGGTAGTAAAGTCTGTCAGGTACTATGAGCCGGGGCCATTACCTCTTGATGACAAAGACTTAGGCGTATACATTGTTACAGAACTCAAACGGTTGGGTAATACTATACTCAATCAATCGCATTTAAGAACGGAGAGAATTCATGTCGAACCAGAAAAACCCAGAGGGGGAGACATCGCATACGCCGATGGAACTAACTGGGATCCGGGATCGGGCGAGGGAATTTATTTCTTTAAAGAATCCACTTCAGCCTGGGTTCAACTGTAAAGTTGTATTAGTTGCCCCTGATGACGTTCCGTATATCTGGGATAAGATTTTACCATATATAGAACTTTCCCAAACTGATGAAAAAGAGTTATCTCCTGATGACTTTCTTGATTCCCTGGTTGGGGGAGAAATGCAGTTATGGGTTGTTGTTGAGGAGAAAGAAGTCATAGCCTGTATGATCTCAAGGTTTGCAAATTACCCACAGAAAAAGGTGTTCAGGATTGTTTTTGTTGGCGGGGAAGGGATGGAAAAATGGCTAGAGTTTTTACCCCTGGTTGAAGATTTCGCCCTGATGAACGGTTGCACCTTTATAGAGGTATGGGGTAGAAAAGCATGGTTAAGAATATTAAAGGACTGGAAATGTACTTATCACATAATAACAAAAGACTTAACAAGTAGGATGCACTAATGGCAGAACCAACATACGTTGTAGGGTCAGTACCCGGATTCGCAAGCAGACCAGATTATGTTCAACCCTATGTGGGTGAAGAGGGAGGTCTATTGGACGGCGCTACTGCGTCAGATATAGAGGCTTTTGTTGGGGGTCTATTAGGAAACATTGACTTTGGTGGCCATGCTGCTCTTCAGTATCCAGAAGGTAATTGGTATTCCCCAATGGTTCAACAGGATTATTATGTTCCGTTTGGCAGTACCGGACCTGGGCCTTCACCAGGACCTGGGCCTTCACCAGGACCTGGACCTTCACCCGGACCAGGACCCGGACCCGGACCCGGACCTGGCCCCGGACCTGGACCCGGCCCCGGACCTGGCCCCGGACCTGGACCTGGACCCGGACCTGGGCCCGGACCAGGCGATGATAACGGTGGCGATGATGATTACGGGGATGACTGGTATGATGATGTAGGGCCGAATATGGATGTGTGGGTAGGCTCTACTGGCCCCGAACCCGAATACGGAACAAGTATAACTGGAAACCCCCATGTTGATATTGCGGGTGGTATTACTGCATATGTTCCTCCACCACCAGTTATTCCAGATATATCAGGACTTCTTACCCCTTTTGATTATGCTGACCCAAACGTAGATAATTTCTCTTGGGGTATGATTGATCAAGACCCGTGGGGATTTGAAGATAGACGAGGCGGCAGGAGATAAATTATGCAAGGCGCAAGAACAACAACTACAGAACCGTGGCTGGAACAGAAAGATTATCTAACTAGAGGTTTTGGGGCAGCGGCTGGATTATATGAAGGTGGGCCGCCATCTTACTACGGTGGTCCTACATTAGCTGGATTCGCCCCCGCCGAACAACAGGCTCAAGCAGAGGCGCTTCAATATCTCCAAGGCCCGGAGTGGAGAGGTTTACAAACAGGAGCCGAACAAGCAGTATTAGGCCAATTAGGTGGACAAACTCCATTTAGTGATACACAGACGTCTGACCTATTAGCGGGAAGAGTAGACACAGGCGCTGGAACACCTTATGGCGATTTGGCTAATGTATATAGAGAGCAAGCAGAAGAACAAATGCACCAGGGTCTCGCCAATGTTAGACAGGGAATGGTAGGCTCCATGAATATGCCAGTACAACCTGGCGGTGGGTCAAGAGGAGATTTAGCCCAAGAAAGAGTCCTTGCTCAAGGGCAAAAAGCTATTGCTCAGAACCTAGCACAGATGTATGGTGGCGCATATGGTGGAGCGCAGAGCATGAGGATGCCAGCGGCTGGGATGCAGATGGCACAACAGCAAGCGGGTATATCCGGATATCCAACTATCATGGGAGCGCCATTAGCGTCCTACCAGGCGATGGGTAATATAGGTCAGCAACAGAGGGCAATGGATCAAGAGGCAATCAATAGAAATATTGCCAAGTATCAGTATGAGGCTACAGCACCACAAACCGCATTGCAGAACTATATGGCAATGATCTCTGGTGATTACGGTTCGGCTGTTACTCAGCCAGCACCTTCTGGTATATCTCAATTAGGGAGTATCGCATCGGTGATAGGCGCTCTAGCACCAGCATTTTAGGGGGTCATAATGGCTTTTAATTTTTTAACAGGACAGCTGGGGAATATGTTTGCCCCCTTTACAGGAAGAGACTCTAGTGAGGCAACAGACTATCTAGCAGCCACTACCTCTAGGGGCGATATTAACCCGGAAGCTTTGGAAAACCCCATAGCTATGGCAGACAGATACTTTAAAGACAGTCTCTGGGAGATGAGTAATGCCTTCCTTCAAAGGCAGAAGGCTGAAGAGAAAAGAGATTTTCAGGGCGGTCGTAGAGGGGGTTCAGGAATACAACCAGTAGCAGTAGACAAGATGGGCTTTATGAATATACCCCCTATGGTTGACCCAAGGAATCTTGGGGGTGGTAGATAATGGCTAAGAAACCATCCAAGCTGACACCATCGCAAGCGAAACTAGAGGCAAAAATATTTAGTCTATTGCAGAAGAAGCGTTACAAAGAAGTAAAGGTGGCGCTAAAAGAGTTAAATAAAAATAGTGCTGGAAGAAAGGTTTTGCGCGCAGTGTTTGGAAGTGCGCTGTGGCTAACTAGATCAAAAGCATTATGGGCAGTTGCTTTAGGTACGGCTGGGTTTAAATATGGGCCAGAAATTTGGGATAAGTTTACCAACCCCGAAACAACAGAAGATCAGATGGATGAGTATATTTCTGATCTTGGGGAAAATATCCCAGACAGGAATTTTGTTACTGAAAAACCCCGTGGGGGAGGCGCATTAGATGCGCGTATACTCTCAGAAAGGCAGATGGAGAGAGCGGGGGAGAAACTTCAAAGAGCGGTAACTGAAGGGGAAGAGGCTCAGGCAGAGGGGCTTCTGT